ATCATCTGTTAATTTTTTCTCACCCATAATGGTTGATATAATATCTTTTTTATTTCTAAGCATTTCCCACATTCTTGTTGAAATTGTGTTTTCAAATAATTGATAGTAAACATTTACATCATTCTTTTGTCCAATACGATAGCAATTATGTACATTATAATTACCAACAATAAAAGAATGGTCACCCTCAACTGATAAATCATAAACTCTTTCTTCACCTCTTTTAGGTTTACTTATATGTAAACTTTTAATTGGGTAGGTTATATAACTACCTATTTTATACACCCTATTTAATTTATTGTTTATATCAATTGTGTATTCTATATCGTAATATTTACCATCAACTATTTTTAATGATACACCTCTACCTAGGTTTGCATTGTATCTAATTAGTTGAGAACCTAATTTAGTTGATACTGAAACAGCTGATTGACTATTTTTTCTTTTATATCCATCTCCATGGTAAAAACCTTCCAATAAATTTTCTAATTGTTCATTATTTAATTCATCTACCCAATCTGGTAATTGTTTATTTTTAACACCTTTACCAAACCAATTATTAAAATTAATAGCCAAATTTTTAGAATATATAGTACATGCTTTAACGTTATTTTTATCAATATATTCATTATGTGATTCAAGGTTGAATGACTCTTTAATTATATTTATTATATAAACTGAAGCGTCATGCATTTTCTTATTATCTATTTTTTGACATATATTTACAGATGCTGATTTACCAACATTTTTATCAATTGCCCAACCTTCAGCAATAAAAAACCCAAAGGCATATAATAAATCATTAGTTAACACAACTTTTTCTGGTAATTCTTTTAATCTAGCATTTTTTTGTTTAACCCCATGATTATTAATAAAAGAAGTATCTACATAGTTAATAACATCTAAATATTCTTTTCTTTTTATTGGTTGATTGTTCGATTTTAATGTCATTCTATGTGTATTAATATCTAAAGAACCACATTCAACCCATTTAAATTCATTATCTTTATTGTCATAAACATAAACTTTATGGTCATTAGTTAAACTTAATTTATTGTTACAACCAAATGCGTCAATATCCACCCTTGTTTTTTTACGTTCTAAATGTGTATATGTATTAACAACTTTTTTAAAATTACCATTGTGTGTGTATACTAAATCACCTATTTTTATATCTTCAATCATTTTATAACCATTATTAGTCATTACTAATTGACCACCAAAGACACATCTATCTTCTGATTGTTCGTTATTCCCAGGGACCCAATCAAACGAGTTAAAAACAACAACAGTAGCTTTAGTAAGTGTAATACCAACACCAGCACTTTTTATATTCCCAATAAACACTTTTATTTTTTCATTGTTTTGGAATTGGTCAACTGAATGTTGTTTTTTAGAATTTGATAACGAACCATTATGTCTTACAGCCAATTTACCAAAATGATTCGCAATTATATCTTGTTCTTCTGAAAATGAAGTAAAAATAATTACCTTTCTACCCATTTCTAAAGCATTTTCAACCATTTCAATAGTGTATGGGATTGCTTGAATTGCAATGAATTGTCTCAATAAAATTAATTCAACCAAATCTTTTTGTGACTCATTAGTCCTTTTACCTAATTTCTTTTTCATTTCAACATATTCATCCCATAATTGATGGTACATCTTCCATCCCTTAGAATCTAATTGATGGTACATAGGGGTTACTATTTTATCTGGCATGTCAATAGCTTCCGTTTTTAAACGCCTTAATAATAAATTTTTTGTTTTATTTGATAATTCTTCTAAATTTGACGCACCATCAGTTATCCATACTTGCTTTCTTTGACCATTTTTAAGTGTTCTAAAGAACTGTTTGCCATCACAGTATCTAACAGCGTAGTGTTTCCAATTATTAGCTATAGGAGACTTAATTAACTTTAAAAGATTAAAGAAATCCATAGGTCTATTTGCGACTGGTGTACCAGTAAGTAACCAAACTTTTGGTATATTGTGTTTAACACAAACATCAACCATTATTTTACCTCTAATACTTTCATTGTTTTTTAAATTATGCGCCTCATCCACAATACATAAATCAAATTTAGCATTGACTAAATCTCTAATTTGATTTGGTTCTTCTTCACCTTCTTTTAATTTTCTAGTAGGTGGTAGTGTATGAAAATTCTTTAAAATATCAAAATTTATAATAGTAAATTTACTTACATCCCATTTCTTTCCATCAATAATAGTTGTTTCATCACAAAAAACTTTTATTTCACGTTCCCAGTTAATCTTTGTTGATGAAGTAGTGACAATAAGAATCCTTTCAGCACCACTCTCCATAGCACCGATTATTGATTGAGTTGTGTTATGTGTTACAATAGCGTGTTCCACAACATATAATTTATCTGGTGCATCTACAGCAATACAAACGGATTCATCTTTACCTTCTAGTTGTATATCTTTAATGTAACGACCTACCTTATATTTTTCTGGTAGATAATATATATTTGATTTTCTTTTTAATCTGAATGGATTAAATTGTTCTGGCATTTTAATATTTAATCTATAGGCACGTTTACAAATAACTTTTGTTCCATCTTCTTTTTTATATGAACCAATTTTACTTTTCTTTCTAACAATACCACCCAAAGAATGTACAATCTCAGCAACATCATCAGCTAACCTTTCAGATACAGTACAATACTCAGTACCATTGAATTCACCGTTTTTTGACTTCATACAATGACCATCAGTATCCATAAGACCTTGTAATATTGCAAGTCTATTTTCGATACTAGAATATTTATAAATTTCTGGAATGAATTTAGTGTGTGAACGTGTATGTTCTAATTTTAAATCAAATAAAGATGTATTAACATTAATATACCCAATTCTTTTATTATCTTTTGATTTATTTTCTTTAATTAATTTATTAACAAACATTTCGTCAAAATCATCTTTATGAACTGAAAAATTAATATTTTTACCTTTAAATGAACCATCACCCAACCCAAGTCCTAATAAGTAAGGTTCAATTGGTAAAATATCATTATTTTCAAATTCAATTGGTTTAACAATTGGAATTTGCCATTTAGAATCACCATTTTTTTGTTTATAATATGTTTTAAACTTATATGGTCGTTTTTCATTCCAACCAGTGTCAATTTGTTCTAATATTAGGTTTTCATCTAACATTTGTTCAGTACTAAGTGTTATATATCTATTTTCTCTGTTTTTAGAATTTTCACCAGAATTACATGAAGATACTGTCCATAAATGTTCTCCACCACATAATATAGAATAACCATCATTAAAAGTAATTCTATATTGTGGTTTAATACCTTGTGGAAATATACCTATTACTTTAGTCGCTTTACCATTTGAACCAATTACATCTTCACCAATTACTAAATCACCTATATTTTTCTTACCTTTTGGTGTATAAATAGGTGTTTTTGTAGGAAAAAACTTTCCAAGTCCCATATCGTCAGCTAAGATACACCCATTTCTAGATAATAAAAACTTGATACCATCTTCTTGGTGTTTGTAGAGTGTTTTACCGTATTTACTAAGTATTTCATTATATTTTGTAAAATCGACATCTACATCTATTTTTTCAAAATAAGGGTCGTCATTCACTTGTGTTTTAGGAATCCAATACATTTTGGATTCTTTTTGATTTTGTTTAAGTTTACCATAAACGTGGTAACTCTTATCTGTTTCAGCCAAAATAAATTCCATTAGTATTTTTTCTGGTGTGAATGGTAGATTATCAATTTTTTTTAGTTCTTCACCTAAATAAGGTGTTATACTAATTACTCTATTTATATATTGTGGTTCTCTTTCGTGATTATCTATAATATATTTTGATTGGTTTTCAGTAAGAGCTAATTTTTTATTTTTTAAATATTCACCCTTTAATTTTCTAAGATATGGGTTTATACCTTCATATTTTTCTAGAAGTGTTAAAGCTGAACGTCCTCGTATGTCATCAAGTGAAATCAATTTGTTTATTTATTTTTTTATAACTTAATTATTTTATCAAATATATTAAAAAAATTAATAAAAATCAATAGTTATTGTGTTAATAACAAAAATGTAAATATTTATATTAAAAAAGAAAAACCAAATAAATATGAATAACAAAAATAATAAGATTAATCCTGTAACACGTATAAATAAATTATTTCAGTTGTATGGTCTTTATTGCCCAAGTAGTGATGAATTAAAATATATTGGAATAACAACTGGTTTATTATCAGCAAGATTATCTAGTCATTTAAGAAATCCAACAAATGGTAAAATAGCATTATGGTTTAAAGAATTAAAAAAAATAAATAAAAAACCATTAATTAAATTAATTAATAATTATAATTCATACGAAGAATTATTAATTGGTGAGATATTCGAAATAAAAAGAAATAGAGAAAAAAATATTGAATTATTTAATGTTGCTGATGGTGGGGATATAAATCCGATGTTTGGTAAAACTCACACTAAGGAAGCTAGGGAAAAAATATCTTTAGCACAAAAAGGTAGAGAAAGGACGCAAGAAGAAAAAGAACACATGTCAAAAGTTATGTCTAATAAATATAATGGTGGTGGTGGTTTTTATGATTGGAGTCAAGAACAAAGGAATAAAATGAGTTTTACACAAAAAAATAATAAACACGCTAAAGGTTATAAACACACTGATGAGACTAAAAAATTATTAAGTGATTTACATAAAGGAAATACATATTGTTTAGGTTATAAACACACTGATGAAACTAAAAATAAAATGAGTAAAAATAATTCTGGACAAAAAAACCCTATGTATAATAAACCATTATCTAAAGAAATATTAGTTAAAAGAAGTGAAAAAGTGAAAAAGTATGGTGTATTTAAAGGTGAAAACAATCCAAATTTTAAATATAAAATAGGTAAAGAAGAATTATATGAATTGTTTATAACAAAAAATTTAAAAATTGATGCTATTTCTAAAATATATGGTTGCCATAGAACAGTTATTTCTGATAACATTAAAAAATATAATATTAAAAAAGAGCCATCAAATAAATATAATATTAATTTAGAAGATATTAAAGAATATTTAAAAAATGGTTTATCACAAGTTGATATTACTAATATTTATGGTTGTAGTTATAATTATATTAATAAAATAATAAAAAATAAAATAAATAAACATGAATAGTAAAAATAATAAGATTAATCCTATAACACGTATAAATCGCTTTTTCTCTGAAGAAGATTTTTTTTTTTTTTAGAAATAGATATGGGTCGTGAGGCTTTAGAGGGAGATGGTAATTTTACGGTTATTTTATACCGTGTTGATAGGGAAAATTCTTCATCGGATAATTTGTATGGTGAAGCACCAAAAGATGGTATACGTTATTTTTCACCAGTTGAATTAAAAGTGGTGCCTATTTTAGAAGAGGCTGAAAACAAAACATATAATGGAAATGGTTCTTTAAGATATTTACAGGATGGTAATTTTACATTTGGTATTTATGATTCACAATTAAGTGAGTTAGATGTTCAAATTAGTTATGGTGACTACGTAGGTTATCCAGTTACAGAAACTGAGATTAGATATTTTAGTGTTGTTAATGATGGGGTTAAGAATTATGATAATAAACACACAATAATGGGATATCGTTCAGCATATCGTACTGTTAAGTGTGCACCAGTTGATTCTTCAGAATTTAGGGCTATTTAAAATAAAGTAAAAACTATGGAAAATAAACTATGTAGTAAATGTAATTTGGAAAAAAATTTAACTGAATATAATATAAAAAAAAATTCAAAAGATGGTTATTGTACATATTGTAAATTATGTAAAAAAGAAATTGATAGAATTTATTATATTGAAAATAAAAATATAATATTAGAAAACGTTAAAAATTATCGAATAGAAAATATTGATAAAATAAAAGAATCAAAAATTATTAGAAAAGATAAAATTAAAATATCTAAAAAATTGTATAACGAAAATAATAAAGAAAAAATTTATAAATATAATAAAGAATATTTTTTGCTTAATAAGGATTTTTTATCTGAAAAACACAGAGAATATATGAAAAAATATATTTTAACAAAAGAATATAAAGAAACAAAAAAAAAAGAGAATATTTAAGGAATAAAGAAATAAATAAACATATTCTGATTTGGCGAAGTATTTTAAATTCTACATTGGTAAGGTTAAATAAACTAAAAGAAGGTCATACAATTGATTTACTTGGATATTCTGCTTTAGAACTTAAAAACCACTTAGAATCTTTGTTTACAGAAGATATGTCTTGGGATAATTATGGTGAATGGCATGTAGACCATATTGTTGGTGTTATAAATTTTGATAATTCAACACCAGTAAATATTGTTAACGCTTTAACCAATCTTAGACCTATGTGGGCAACTACTAGAGAAATAAATGGAGTTATTTATGAGGGTAACTTAAATAGAAGTAAAAAATAAATAAAATAATATGTGTGCAATACCTAAAGGGCATATAACCAATATTAATATAAATCAACAGAAAGTTGGTTTTGAGAGAAGACAAGAAATATTAGATGACATTTCTGATAGAGGTACATTTTTACCAAAAGGTGTATTGGAGGAGGATATGGACCAAAATTTTTTAGAATTTTTAAAATCTGACGAAAGAATGTCTTTATCTGTTGATGGGGAGAAAGTTCCTATTATATTTTTAACAATACAAAGATGGACAGAATTTAGTAAGACTTGGCAATTTTCAGATAAATTTAAGAATATAGAATTACCTTTTATTACTGTTGTTAGAAAACCAGATATTCAACAAGGTCAGAACCAAGCTGGGTTATGGAATATACCAGTAAATAGAACTTATACTTATATGAAAGTACCGACTTGGGATGGTGTTAGACGTGGAATTGATTTATATAAAATACCACAACCGACTTCAGTTGATATGTCGTATGAGGTTAGAATGTTTACAAATAGGATGAAAGATTTGAATAAATTTAATAGATTGATTCAGAGAGCATTCCAATCAAGACAATGTTATATAAGTGTAAATGGTCATCCAATGCCTCTACATTTAGAATCTATTGGGGATGAGAGTAATATTGATGATTTTGAAAATAGAAGATTTTATGTTCAATTATTTGAAATGAAATTACTGGGTTACATTTTGGATGAAGATGATTTTGAGGTAATACCGACAACAAATAGAGGTATAACGACAATTGAAGTACAAGAAAATAGGAATTATAAGAATATTATGATAGAACCGTTAAAAGTAGGGAATACAGTTACGTATAGTTTTATATTCAAACCACAATCTAATACTAATTTTTCTTTTATTTGTCCATACAGTGTTAATTTCACTCAAATATCTGATATAGATAATATTACCAGAATTGTAATATTAGTTAATGGTGTTGGTCAATTTGATGGTTTGGTGATGGGTTCACCAATAATAGTAAATTCTAATGATAATGTTTCAATAAGAGTATATAAAAATTCACTAACATTAGGTGGATTTAAAATTATGGGTAGCACAACTTAAATAATATGGATAATAATTTTAAACCACTATATCATTCGGATATAAACGAAACATTTATAATTGAACCGTTATTAATTAGTAACGAAGTTATAAGTGCGTGTACTGCTGTAATTAGTAATAACCTAATTAGTTGTAGTGGTGATTCACAGATTCATTTATCTAATGGTGAAACTATTTTTAATACTAATATTACACCAGAAAACGATGAAGAAATAGATATTGGTACTAATTTAAGGAGATTTAGAGATATAAATACTGTTAGCGGTTCTTCAACTATTTGGACATCTTCGATAAAAATAAATACACCAAATTTAAATTTAGGTTTAGATTCACTAGGCGAATATAGGGAAATAACAGCAAACAATTCTATTGTACAAAACGATATATTGTATGGTGGTAGTTTTTAAAAAATAATACAAAAAAAATAAAAAAAAAATGGCAAATAGAAGTACTAGATTTATTTTAAAAAATAATCAAAATTCAGCCGCACCTTTTTCGGGTGCTACTTTGTTAGTTGGTGAACCAATAGTTAATACGGCATCTGGGATAATGATGTTCTCTGGGGTTACTAGTGGAACAAATGATTGGATACCAGCTGGACCAAACGGAAACGCTAATTTCTTTGAGGTTGGTTCTAACCTTTATAACTTAAAAATTAGAAATCAAATTACATCATATAGTGGTGTTTCTAATTTAGCTGGTAAATTCCTATCTGGTACAACAAATGGTTTTGTATTGGCTAATATTTCTAGTATTACTGGTGTTGATACTTATGTTACTGGTAACACAATAACGGCATCTAATAATAATA